CGGCTATCTCCATGCCGGGTATCGGCGCCTCCCATGCGTCGTCCACTGTGACTTGAGTGGTGTCGGATGCCGAGCCGATAAGGGCATTGGCGTATTTAAGGTCCGTCTCACGCTTGTTGTAGCCTACGAATGTCTCCTTCTGGCTCTCCACGTATGCCTTGTTATCCTCCAGTGCTTTGGCGGATGCGGTAGCGGACTGAGCAGACGCCGAGGCGGAATCGGCAGCAGCAGTCTTACTGGCCTGGGCATCATTGGCATATCCCTGGGCAGTGCTTACCTTGCCCTCCATCTGCGCCACAAACTGCTCATACCAAGACTGGTCTGGCTCCGGAATCCCGCCGCCAATCTCCAGCCCATCATGGATAGTGTAGGATGCAGGGAGGGTCTTCCAGGTTACACGCTCCCGTGCGCTGTTGGTGCCGGTCGCATATATCATCATCTGGATTGTCCCTGGCTCCTGTGTGGCCTGTGCCGGTACCTGCCAGCACATCCTCACATGGCTGTCCGACTTGGACACGTTGCAGGGTACGCTATCCCCACCCCCATAGACCGTCTGGTAGTGGATGTACAGGTGCTGGGCGGTGAGGTCCAGGCCGTCATCGTACCGTGGCAGCTGGAAGCCTACGAACTGGGCATTCTGTTCGCCCCTGACCGATATCTGGCCATTAAAATCCGCGATGCGCTTGTTGGTGACCGGGACGTACTCCGGCTCCACGTACAGCGTATATGACGGGTAATTATTGTCCTTGGTCCACGCCCCATCCCCGGCCGCGTAAGCCTGCCTTGTCAGTATCTCATCTACAGTTGCCATGTCTGTCCGCTCCCCCTCTCCTGCTTAATGGTTATCAGGTTGGTGGTAATCCTCTGGCCATTCTCACGCTGTCCAACCACTCCGATTTTAAAAGTGTCATAGACCGTGATTTCATCCGGCACAATGCAGGTGCCATCCTTAATCAGCCTGCCAACCTCCTGGGACTGTAGGTAAGGGTAGAAGGCCGCCACCCGGATAGTCCCGTCCCAGTCCTGCCCAAACTCAAATGCCGCCTGAAGGTACCCGGATGTACCTGCAATAATGTTGCTAAAATCACAGCCAGGAGCCCTTATCAGCTCCTGGCCGGATACTTTAAATCTTAATGTCCTCATTTATTACCTTTCTTGCGATATCGCAGCTACTCCTTTTCGTCGTCTACTCCATTCATGTTTTCAGTTTCTGCGTTTATCAGTTTCTCCGTTACTGCCAGTCCCTTGATTAAAAAGGCCGGCACATTGTATCCGCATTCCACCAGGTTTTCCAGAATACTGCGGATTTCGTTTACCAGCAGGCATGCCAATGTAAACCATCCCAGGAGCAGCAGGAAATCCAAGTTAATCCCCAGGAGGTCATGTCCAAGGCCGATGAACAGTTTCGGCATCAAAAAAGCTACCAGTATAATCACCCAGTAGCCTAGCTTTTTCAGTATCCCTTTCAGTCCTGTCTTGCTTGATTCCCGTCCCAGCTTTCTGGCCTTGTACCAGCCCGTCAGCCAGTCTAAAACATTGAAAAGCAGGTATCCTGCAAATATGTACCAATACGGTCCCAGGATAGTTACAAGGATTGTTACGGCTACTCCGTAAATAGCATTACATTTGTCTAAAAATCTCACTTTCATATACCTCACCTACTCTGTAATCAGTTCTTCACATTCCAAGTCAACCAGTACCTGGCGTACCTGGTCCTTAATTTTATCCGGGACCTGCCCGAATGTCTTCCTGCCCTTAACAATAAGCGTTGCATAGATAACTGCCACGGTGTCTGCCTCCTTTCTCAATAATAAAAAGAGCAGCAGTCTAAGCATTAAGTACCGCCTCGACTTCCGCCCTTAATTTCTCTGGGACCTGTTCAATCGTTTTCCTGCCCTTGCGGATAAGGTCCGCATACACAGTTGCCATATAGCTTGCCATACCTTACACCTCCATTCCTTCATAAATTTCTGTCAGCGCCAGCTGAGCGTTGGTTATCTCTTCGGCCAGCGCCAGATTGGCCTCATACTGCTCGGTAAGCGCCAACTGTGCCTCTGTGAGTTGGTCCCCCAGACTTACCACCTGTTCCTGCAGACGTCCAATATCTGATTCAGGCAGATAACTAAAGACTGGCTGCGGGTTGTCCGCATCCGTCACATTAATATGGTCCAGCTGAGCTCCATCCGGGATATCCACCCACATGCACCGTAATCCCTGTGGTAAAGCTTCTTCTCCATAAATAATTGACCATATACGGCCTGTACTGTCGTATATCACTAATGCTCTCATAATTTTATCCCTCCTTATAATGGCCTTCCTAAGATGATTCGGTGAATAGAAGCGCTATATGTAGGGAAATAGCCGCTTATACCGATAAATACTACGGGCCGCCTTGTGATGCCAAATATGTCTAAAGCCACTTCTCTGACATTGGAATCTATCGAATAACTATCGCTAGTCGAAACTTCCCAGCTACCGTAATCAGCTCCCTGTTTAACTACTCCGACAGTTAACGATACGTCAGACGAATATCTAACATATAATCTTCCATAACTACTGAATGATACAGGTGAACTGAATGCTACACCTTTCCTAGCATTCTGACTAGCGTTTGCTTTGAAAGATATCGTGTTTCCAACATTCACGTAATCTGTATATAAACCATTGTAATTGATTCCGGAAGTATTTCCGTCTAAAAATATGTTATAGTACAGATCCAACCACCCCTCGAATGTGCCTGCACGTCCAAAGATGGTCACTCCTCTTTTTATATTCCAGGGCTGTAAATTTCCATCACCCGCGATTGTCTGGTTCCCGGTCAGATACTGGTTGGCGGCTATTACCTGGTCATAGTTCTGCCCGTAGTAGGTTGCAGCCCCTTTTTCAGCCATAGTTCCTGTCAACGGATTACCGTCTCTATCAACAATCACTTTTCCCTTGCGTACATCCGACGCGGCCGCTGTTATTACATCCAGGTCAGCTCCTCCACTACTGTGTATAATTGCTTTCAATCCCTATTCCTCCTCTGCTGAGCAACCCCTTAACCATACAGCAAATTCCGTGGCCGGTTTCTTGCTGTAGGAGGTTACCGTCAATATGCCATCTGTATTACACTCTGCATCATCAATCATGTTCAGGTATTTTCTTCGCATTTTTATTTTTTCTGCTTTCTGCTCCGCCGTAAGTTCGCTGTCGCTCTTTATCAGTCCCGCATACAGCTCAATCGCATCTGTTGTCTTAAGATGTTGCACTTTTATGTCTGCTGTGTATGGCGCAGCGGACTGCGTGAATACAGGAATGGTAATTAGTTTGTCATTCCTCAGGGCATTCACTGCCCTATTCGTAGCGTTAATGTCATTCGGACCAAATATGTCACCCTCCTGGCTGTACGCAGTTACATCCAGAATTTCCGATTTTCCTTCCCCGTCCTGACTTATCTGGTATTTTCGATTTCCTTCAAACACGTCAGACTTGTAATCTGTCTTTAACATCCTTACCTCCTGTTCCCTATTGCTCTCATGCCAAGCTTGAATGTCAAGCGATGCTGACCACTCACCATGCTGTTATACATATCCCCCAAGTCCTTAAGTATCTGCTCAATGTTATTTGCCTGATAGATGCTGCTGTATGTGATTTTTACTGGGGTAGCCGGGGTACAGCCCTTGGTATAATAAGCCGCACGAAGCTTTTTGATATTGCCCAGTAGCCGCGTCATCTCTGTGTCCGTCCGGAAGTCCTCTATGTTCCATACCTTCGTCTGTATAGTCACTCCCAGACGGCCCGCAAGCAGCTCACAGGCCCCCTCTACCCGGTTAAGGTCCGTATAGGCTATATACGCCTTGTCCGTATCATTGACCAGGTCATCCGCCGTCCTGTCCGTTATCAACGTGTCTAATACAGTACTCATTTCACTGTCACCTCCGCCGTTATTTTCCGCCGACTAAATCTAAAATCCAGCTTTGTGATATTTCCTGTCATAGTCCCTTTAAATCCAGTTGCCACGTTCACACGGTTCCCCAGTTCCTGGTCGTTGATGGCGGCCCGGAAGCTGATGCTCTCATTGCTGCTGTAATACTGGTAAACCCTGTCAAGTACCACCTGGGCATTTTGGGATGTTACCAGCGTGGCATCCTTGACTTCGGCAATGTTCTTATTCTGGGTGACTTTCGGGTTTTCTTTCAGGATACTAATCGTACTATGGTTATATTTAAGCCCGGTCAGAACCACCTCGTTACCTGCTCCGGTTATGTATGCATAATTGTCCCCATGGTCGCCCAACGTCCCCCCGGTTATGGACAGGCTGTGGTAAGGCTCGGAAAACTCTATCTTGGTTGTCCCAGTCAGGATGCCCTTGTACAGCTGCGCCGATTCCACTCCCCGGTCATAGCTGTGTGCATATAACCGGATGCCGGTTATGATGTCACTGTGTTCCACCGACAGGCCCAGCCGGATGTCTCTGGCCGTGAACTCACCGGTGACCTCGGTCTGTTGTGGATATATGTACAGCTGCCGGTCGTAACTGGTATCCACCAGGGCACCAATGGCAAAAGCCAGCTGCTGCAGGGCCACACGTTTCGTACATATCGGCAGATACCCACTTACCCTCGCATCCACATAAGTATCATCCAGGAAGTATGTGATACCCTCCCCGCCCATGATGCTGGCCAGGATGTCGGATACCAGGACATCGCTGTACACACCACCCATGAACTGGTTATTATCCAGAATTCCCACAGCATCCTGTGTCTCCACGGAATACCGCTTCGCCCCCAGCTGCTTCCCATCTTTCAAATAAAAAATCCCCAGGATTGCCTCGTCAAAATACAGCGTCTGCTTCTGTCGTTTTTGAAACTCAAACGCATATTCTGACTTGTTGCGGATGGTGTAGTCCATCGTATTGATGCTTACCTCTTCGGATATCGGATTCAGCTCCATCAGACAGCTGATATTGTCAATCTCATTATCCTTGAACACACGGATGAGTCCCCAGGTTATCCCGGTCAGGAATACGTTCCGGTATGGCTTGCTGGTCTCCTGGAAGGTAATGACCACCTTGTTGTAATAATCTACGATTCCGTAGCAGAAATAGCTGCCAGCATCCGGATGGTAAATCCGGTCAGCCAGCAGGGTATCATCCCGGTACCATCTGATGTTGACCTTGCTGCAATAATCTCCAGAATAATCATTAAACGCCAGGGTTATCCCCACACTGGAATAATTCTGCCCGAACGTGAATATCAACGCTGGGGGAGCCGCAAAGATTCCATTTCTGTCAGATATACTGTCACTTACGTATCCCATATCATCCAAGGTATCCGGTGCGTTGATATACCCTCCATCCATCTTGGCATATCTCGGGAGGCACATGGCATAGTCCGGAAACTCCACACCTGCCTTCAGGTCCTGCAGGTCTACGTAATAATCCTTGTCATCCGTTATGACCGCGTTATCCTCTGCAGCTCCCAGGGCAATGTCATCATAGACAATCTTAAGGCCACCGGCGTCTGTCATCCGCTGGTTCTTAAGCACCGACAACCACAGATAACGATATGGCCTGCTGGTCTCCAGGAAGGTGATTGCTACCTTGTTAAACAGTGGCACCTTGGCTTTACAGAAATACTCTACCCCATCGGGTTCAAATTCCTGTTCCTGGACCTGCTCACCATCTTTGTACCAGATAATCTTAAGCCTGCCGGCATAGTCCCCGGATACCCGGTTAAAAACCATGAATATGCCATTGCTGGTCTTAAGCCGGTCATACGTGACCGTTATCACTGGCGGCACCCCAAAGGCCCCATCCTGGCCACTCAGGGCCGTACTGATGTACCCATTCTTACCACCAGGGATTGTATCCGGGGTATTGGAATAGGTCCCATCCAACCTTGCATACCGCGGCAGGCAGTAGGCGTATGGCGGCATGTCCTGCTCAAAACTGGTCAGGTCGTCCACGGATGAGTACGGCTGCTGTCCATTGGTCTCTACCCTTATGTCCCACTTCATCGCTTCACCGCCTCCTTTGTGGTTCCATAGCTGTGAAGTTTAATGACAGCCCATCCATGCCCCAGATGTTCTTCCCGTTCCGGATCCGCAGCTTATCCTTACCCTGGCTGACGTAAGCCTGAAAAGTCAGCGTTTCCTGCCCATACGGGAAGGTCATCTCATGACTTGCATAGTTCGGATCGGATATGATGTTGTAAAACGCATCATAGGATGCCAGGTCGTCCGTCTTGGGGTAGATTTTCATGGAATAATTGTAGAAGGTTCCTATGATGTCCCTGTCCATGGTGTAATCCAAGGTACGTCCGGACAGCTCTGAGTCCGTAACAGCAAAGCCGCGCTCCAGCGAATCCTTCTCTACCTCAACGTTATAGGCCTTACCGTCCAATAAGAATACGTTATCCATATCAGGTACCTCCTACGATTACCAGGCTTACGCCCTTGCGGGCTGCCTCTTTGTCCAGTTCCGGTTTCAACACACGGGCTAATGCTGCCAGGTTCCCAGTCAAGTTCAAGACAATCTGTATCGGCCGGCTTCCTTCTGCTGCTAGACGGCTTATCATCTCATCCATCTTAGCCACCAGATAGCCCAGCGTTTCTTCCTGGCCATATCCCGCCATACCTCTCATGCTGGTAGACATTATCCCAGCCTTGGGCGGCACAACGGTCCCACTGGCCATCCTGGGCAGGTACGATACCGCATTAGGGATGTTGATGCCGATTGGCAGTTGGATTTCTACACCGTCAAATACATCCATGACACCATCAAGCCATTTCTGGACCGTACTCCGGGATGATGCAGCCATAGCACTGATACCATCGTTAAATCCACGCACCACATACTCTGCGATGCCGTAAAACTCCTTGGACGGCGAGTTGATGTCAAACTCTTCCCGTGCTTCCTTCATGGCATCACTAGCCCATTTACGGATGGCATTCATTGCCAGGTGAGAAAATTCTGTGATACCATCTGCGAAGCCTTCATTTATGCGTTTAGCCATTTCCTTAAAGGCTGCATACATCCCTCCGGTTCCTTCCAGGTCACTGTCGCCCCAGAACCATTCCTTCACATTCTTTGCCCAGGTCTCCATGGGTGACCGGGTTTCAGTGTGGCTATCATCAATTTTGGCCTTGAATGCCTGTATGATGAGATTCGCAAACGTTGTCCATGACAGTTCATTCACACCCTGCACTTCATCCACACCCACAAACCACTTCCGGACATTCTCCGCCCAGGTCTCCATGACGCTCTGGGATTGGGTATAGTTTTTATTAACAGTATTATTGAAGCCCCTCATGATGCTGGTGGCCCACTTCTTGGACTCCGCGGAATCCCCGGAGCTGATGCCGAACTTATCAGAGAACCAGCTGGCCACACCGGAGGCCCAGGACTGGACGACGCTCTGGGAAGCGGCCTGCTCGTTTGTCACTCCTTGGTTGAATCCAGCTACGGTGTTGGAACCGACTCCGGCCAGCACGGTTGACGGACTATGGATTCCGAGCAGGTTCTTAACCCCATTTACGAATGGGTCTGTGATGTTTGTTCGGATAAACCCAACCGGGTCGGAGAAAAATTCCTTGATTCCGTTGCAGAACCCTTCCCATAGATACTGTCCCATGCCGGCCATGACGGTTGATGGGCTGTGTATTCCAAACCCTGCCTTCACGCCATTGATGAACGGGTCTACGACATTGGTCTTAATCCAAGTGACCACACCCTTGGCGGCATCCACTATCCCTTTAAGCATCCCCGCCCACACATTACCGCCGCATTCCTCTATCTTTCCGTTAAAGTAATCCTTCGCCGCCGCAAATCCATCTGCTATCAGGGTACCAATGAAATTAGCCAAGGCCCCAAAAGCAACCCCCAGCGCGGAACTCAACAACGTGAAAATCTTTCCCGCAAGGCCAATCCAGTCCACCGCCTCAATACAGTCAACAATGCCCTGCACAAAGGATGCCCAATCTGTTTCCTGCACCACGGTAATCAGGAAGTCCAGGATTCCAATTACGAATGCGCTCAATGCCTCACCCGCCTGGGCCCACTGGAATGTCTGGAAGAATGTGCTAATACCTGTCGCCACGTTATTGCCGAACTCCGTCCAATCAAAGGTGGCCGCAAACTGCAGGAGCAGGGCGAAGGCTCCGTTGAGTCCGGCTGCAAGCAGATAGCCAAACTGTCCCCAGTCAATTTCCCCTGTAATGCCCATGAGGCAGGTAGCAAGGGCGGCTCCAATGGCTCCCCAGTCCGTACCAATGATGAAACCTAACAGACCGAATATCTGCGCCTGGAAGTATGCTCCAATAGTTGCCCCCACAAGATTCCAGTCTATGGTATTAACCATTCCCATGAGACTTTGGGATAGGGCATTTCCCAGCATAAACCAATCAATCTGGGTTAGCAACAGATATAGAGTATTGGCCAGGGTGTTGATTCCCGTACCCATCATGATTCCGATGGAATACCAGTCAATTGTGGCAACCAGGCTATTAAACATGGTCGTGAACGCTGTTACGAATGCTGTTATCTGAGCCCCTACATTGTCCCAGCTGATAAACTCCGTGAAGCTTTGTACTGCCTCGTTAATCTTCTGGCCTATCAGCTGGCCTATCCCTTCCCAGTCCCCGGATGCAAACATTTCTTTCAGCTTATTTGCAAAATCACTGATTCCCTTGTCTATGCCCACGGTCTCGAACATGTCTGAGGGGCTGGCACCACCTCCCCCACCTCCGGACGCATCCGCGCCCTGCTGCTGTATCTGCACAAGGTCATCAAATGGAGCCTGGGCTTTCTTTGCCTCTTTACCGGCTGCACTCGCAGCGCCTCCCGTCTTTTTCAGACTGGCGGCATAATCCTCGTTGGATTTCTTGGCCCGGACGAATGTACTCCCGCCACCCAGCGCAGAAAAAAACTGGTTGATATATCCCACTGCCGTTGCCAGGAGATTAATCAAAGTATTAAGTACCGGTGCCACATAGGACAGAATGGGCGCGAACGCCGCCGCAAAACTATTTTTAAGGTAGGTCATGTTGGTCATCAGACCAGACATAGACTGGTTCGCACGGTCCGAATACTGCACCAGGTTCTGCATACCTTCCTTCACACCCTGTATGGCCGCCCTCATGGCCATACGGATGAGCATGAGCTTAAACATATTGGATAGTTTCAGGATGCTCTTGCTGACGTTGTTTGATGATTTCCCTAGGCCTCTTAGACTGGATACTGCCTGTTTTGCCTTATTGACCAGTCCACTGCCCAGAGCTTTTCCGAAATTGGTGACGGTATGGGTGGCAGATGAAAATGCGCTTTTGATTAGGCCCGAAAAAGCCGACGTGCGGTTTCCCGCTTTTTCAACTGATTGCCGGTATTCGTTAACCCGCGCGGTAAGCCTGGATATTTCTGCCTGGTTTGCGTCATATTCCGCATATCCCGTGGTGACCCCGGCTGCTTCAAGTACTTTTTGCCGCTCTTTTAGTTCTTTTAGTTTCTGCACAAGTTTAACAACTTTCTGGTTGCTGACTTCTGCATTTTCCCCGATTTCCTGTAATCGTTGGGATTCTACGGCTGCCCGGCCTTCCTCTGCAGCTAATTCCGCGAGGCGCTGCTTCTGCACATACAGCTTATTGTTCAGGCTGTCAAGGGATTCTGCTTTCTTCTGATATGCTGAGGTATCACTTCCTGCCGTGTATGCCTGGCCGGAGGATTCAATATCTGACATCTCCGCTTTATAGGCGGCGAGTGTGTTCCTGGCCTCGTCAATATCATATTGTAGATTTTTCCACCGGGACGAACGCTTGCTGACGCTCTGTTCAGTCATCTTCTGTTCTTGCGCCATGAGCTTATCAAGCCGCACCTGGGTTTTGGAAACAAGGTCCGAATATTGCTTATATTCTTCTGTTGGGATGTTTTCCCCACCCATCTGCTTCATTTCATCAGAGAGTTTAACGATTTGGCTTTCAGTATGGGCAATCTGGTTTTCAAGTTCGGTAAGCTTTATGGATTTCCCAAAAGCATCATTGATTCTTTTGCCGGCGGCTTCTGAGCTTTTAACGAGAGTCTTAACCGCACGGTCAAGGGTGCTGACCCCATCCTCAAAACCACCTGTATCTACCTTCGTGTCAAATTTCAGGCTTCCATCTGCCGCCATACCATCACCTCCTGCACAGGCATAAAAATAAGACGCCCATCCGGCATCCTAACCCAATAAGTTATTCCAATAATCAATCTCCGCCTGCTCCTCAGCCGTATACCGTTTCCGAATGTCACAGAGTTTCTTGTTGTTTCTGTAAAATTCCTGTTCCCACTTCTCCAATTTCTTTCCCCTGGATTTCTTCTGCCGGATGCCTAAAACCGTGGAAAACGTCCCTTCCTCAATTTCCATAAAATATCCGGCAAAGGTCCACCAGTGGATATATGGGACAGCTCTGGTCTCCGTACCTGCCACTTTGTTGATAGCAGGGAATAGGATGGGTTCATCCTGTTCCCAGTCCATGACCTTCCTGGCCGGCTTCTTATCGTCATCCTCCTGGCCGCAGTCCACGAACCACTTAGCCTGTAGGGTAGCATCCTCCAGATGTTCCTGCGGTATCTGGCCAAAACCATCCCGGTACAGGCGCTTCATTAAAATTTCCAGCTTCTCCGCGGCTGAAAGGTCCGGGTCGGAACAGGCAGACAAGAATACCAGTATATTCCGGTAATCTGTTTCAATGGGATAGCTTACCCCGCCCACGTCAAGGCTGGTTGGCAGCTGGCCAATCATTTCTCTATATCCTCCAGATACTTCCTGGACTTTTCCCGGTTCTTCCTGGCATACTCCTCGACAGCAGGCTTCATCAGCACAAGCAGGCCATCCAGTACACCTTCATACAGGTATTTCTGGCCAACAATGCATAAAGGGGATTGCCCCGCGAAAATCGTGTCATACACATCAGACAGGAAGATACCGTTGAACGCCTTACGCATTTCCTCGGAAAACTCAGCCACGTATGCGCCGTCCCTTTCCATATCGCTTTTAGGGGTTCCGTCCGGATTCAGTTCAATCCCCTCCGGGGGACTGTAATCCTTAAAATGTTTCTGCACGTCCAACACACGGTTGATGATTTCCGGGTCTGCCGGGTTGAACCGAATTATCCTGGATGGGTCGTCATTTACCGAAAAACTCTCATAGCCGTCATCAAATAACAGGCTCTTCATCTTCTTTGCCATCTGGTTTTACCTCCTCTTCCTTGATTTCCGCCAGCGGCACAGAATCTGCCGCCGGCATTGTTCTTCATGCATCTGCTGTAAACGTCTTTGTAGCAAGTACAAACTTACCCTTAACCCTGTTTCCAGTGTGGTGCACATTAAATGGAATCTGATACCCAGTGGTATCTCCGCCATAGCTGGACACTTCAATGATTGCATCTTCCTTATACGCCACATAGGTACCTTCCGCTGATTCAACTGGTTCCCAGAGATGCACCTCCACCACACTGGTTTTTAAGTCATCCAATGTCTGCCGGTCATCCACAATACCCTGCAAACGGTCAAACAATGGCTCTCCAATCTCGGCATAGTACGGGTCAGCGGATGCCTGAGGCTGATAGCTGTCCAGGTTGACAGATGTCTCACCCCATATATTATTCTTGGTTTCCACATTGGCGTTCATTTCTACGATGTACTCTTCCAGGTCCTTGCCCAGACGGCTGTAATCAGCCTTACCGGCGGACGGAAGGGCTGCGTCAATATAGTGTACCATCCACTTTCTTTTGATTTTTCCTGCTGCGGGAATTGATTCCGCAAACAGCTGTAAGTTCATTTTATGCATTACAAATCCTCACTTTCTACTTTGTAGGTCACCTGTATCTGTATCTGGTACAGGATTCCATCATTGACTGATTCTCCCATCGGCTGCATGGCCATCGCATTGGATATGGTGGCTTTTATAAATCTGGCTTCCAGCCCCTGGCTGCCGATATTGGCTACAAGTCCACCCTCCTCAGGCAGCCGCTCCAACCAGTACCCCAGTTCCAGAAGGAAATTGCTGTTTGCCAGGCGGCAATAATCCGTAAAGGATGGCGCCACAGCATACATGGTGAAGTTGTGGTGCCGGGTCTGGTTCCCCAGCATATCCTCCTTGACCAGGCTGTCCCCATTGCTGGACAGGCCATAACTGGAGCCCGGCTCCGTGAAATCTACATGGATGTCACCATCAGTCAGGAATTCCGATATCTTCGGGTACTCCGTCAGCTTCTGCCGCATATAATCTATGATTGTCATATATTTCCTCCTCTACGTATCAGTTCCCGTGCTGCCCGCAGTATGTCATCCTTATGGTCGGCCTTCATCCGGTCGAAAAACTTCTTTCCGCGCATAGGGGCACCGGCATAGGTCAATTCCTGGTCTGTCGGTATTTTAATCTCGTTCTTCTTCGCCCAGGCGCTGCCTGTTGTCGGTGATACATATAGGATGCCTTCATGCAAATAATGGGCATAAGGACCTGGTATGTCAATCTGTCCTGAGCCAATTACCGTAGCCATGACCATCATATGCTGCAGCTCCCCTGCCTGGCGCCGCGGCATATAGTCACCCATATACCTCATGCATTCGCCATCCACCAGCTTCTGCACCGACCCCCCGGGCTGTAAGCCGTGGTTTCTTTTAATGGTTTCTGCAGTGCTGATATTGAACTCCACCTTCATATCCGCACCTCCTACTTACAGGCCAACTCATAGTGCTGTGCTGACTCGCTGCCATATAGCCGTTCATCCACTGTGGCTATGGTTACAAAGCCGTGGGCGGCCTTAAGGGCAGCCAAGGACTTTGACATGGTCTCCTGGCTGCTGCAATCGATCTCATCCTCAATGATGCCCTTGGCGGCCAGGTCCTTGCCCTGTGTCAGTTTTATTGGGCCGTCCAGGCTTTCTAAAGGTATGACCAGGAGGACGGATGTGCCGTCCCTCTGGCCGGTCTTAAGGTAGGTGGACTGCCGCACATCCTCCCAGTACACACCTTCTATGGGCATCCTGGTGTATCTCTCGGCCTTTCCTTCCTTGCTGTACAAGTACAGCGTCACATCCACATTGGTATACATATCACACCCCCTGGTAACACAGGCCGGTATCTGCCAGCCACTTCATGACAATGCCGCGCTGTTCCCTGCTTATTGCCGTGGCGGATTCCTGGGCGCTGGCAAAGCCGACTGAATAAGTACCAATCTTCTCCGATGTCTTCCCCCCGGATTCCTTCTGCTGCTCCTCCCGGCGGTACTCGGATTCCGCCAGTTCACAGCAGCACATCTGTACTGCCTCCGGTATCTCCACTACATCCTTCAGGCGGCTGAACGTATAACGGTCAATGACCTGGCTGGCAGACTGGGCGTAAAAAAGGAAGCCAGATGTGATAACCGGCTTCCTTCCCTTCAGGTAATCGTTGATATAGTACATCTCGTCAGTGTATGCCTGCATCAGCATCACCTCCCTGATCAGCCGTTAGTGATAAGGCGAGCGATTGGAAGAGCCTTTGGGTCAAACTTAATATCCCAGTTGGCTTTAGCAAAAAGCTGGGCATCTGTCGGGGATTCTGTCCAGCCAGAAGACGGAATCTTAAAGCTAAATCCGTTGGGGTGGATGGTCTCGCGCATACGGGTAATCAATTCATCCTGTCCGCCGTTCTTCTTAGCGTCTCTCACTGTCTCCACAGGCACATCAACTCTGCCACGTGCGGTACGGATGACTCCGCTTCCAAACAGATAGGTGGTGTACTTAGCCAGATCTTTATTGACTCCCTCACCGCCAACCTTCTCCACTGGCACACCGTCATCCACAATGACCGTATACCCATTCACGGACCCCAGCGCCATCGGCCTCTGAATCCCGTTGGCATCAGTCTGTTTCCAGTATTCCAGAAGCTGGAGATTTTCAAGAGTCTTAGCTACATTGGAATGCATGATTGCAAGGCTGAACTGGTCTTTATGATCTCCACACGCCTCCGTGGCCAGATCATTCAGATCAGTTTCCTTAATCTTTCTCGCCTCCGCTGTGGAAGATGTCAGTTCCAACGTGTGACCATCCGCCCACTTCTTGGCATAGCCACTCACCCCCGTAATCCCAAAGATTGCATTGGAAATACCGATCAGCCGCTTCTGGCGCCGCTTCTGCCAATATCTGGCAACGGATGATACAATGTGTCCCATTGGATCAGCACCAGAAAGCTCTGCAGTAAAATTACGAGCAAAAAAGCCTTTTGCACGGCCATAGACAACGCCTGTCTGAGAACCGCCGCCAACTTCCTCTACGGTAATGTCTGTCCGGCCATCGTAGTTCAGGTCCTCACCTTCCAAGGTGTTGTAAAACGGGATCGTATAAATGTTGCCGTGGCTCTGGATCATCCCCGCAATCGTTGAATCCTCCACAACTGCCCCGGACTGAATCATAGCGGTATAGTACGGATCTGGTGCCTCATTCCACATGTCAAGGAAAAGTTCCTCGTCAAAGGGTATTCCAAAAATCATACCTGGCATAATTAATTATCTCCTTTCAGTTCTGTATATTTTTCTGGATTGTTCTGTTTTAAGTCAAGCCGTTCTTTATAGCCCATGGCCTTGAACTGCTCTTTTGTGATCCCCAGCGCCGCACCCTTGGTTGACCCTACAGGATTGTTGATGGGTTCTGTGGCACCAAAAAGATACCCATTCTCTTTCTGGCACGCCTCAATAGCTGCTTTGATATCCGCAGTCTGGTCCTTAGATGCCTTAAGGGTATCGACATCCAACAGGGCCTTGATGGCTTTTGCATTACGTCCACCAGCCGCAGTAATGGCAGCCTCCAAGGATGTGTCGAACTGCATGTCAGCAATCCTTGCCTCATACTCTGTTTTGGACTGCTCATATTTTGTCTTGTATTCTTCGACCTGAGCCTTTACCTGATCATAGTCCTTGAATCCATCAATTGTGGTATTAGCCTCCTGAAGCTGTGTTTTAGTCTGTTCCAGTTCTGCTTTAGTCTGCTCCAATTCTCCCTTGGCTGCCTCAACATCACTGTCATTTTCAGCCATGATACTGTCCACCTGTTCCTTGGTCAGGCCCATGTCCTCTAAAAATTTACGTTTCATACTGCTCCTTTCTCACTACGTTTTTCTACGGGGTCGCATCCCTTGTGGTGGTAGTTTTACGCCGTGCCGGGCAATTTTGGATATAAAAGTAGCACCCAGGATAGTCCCGCGTGCTTACTCCTCAATCTTATCAGTCAACAAACACCCAATCCTCAGCCAGCATATCAGCCTGGCTTGCCAGCCATCCCATCTGCACGCCACTCGTGCCAACAAAAGCAATGGCTTTATTCCCTATGTCATTATGTATGCAGTTTACAACCTCTCCCTCTGCATTTTTATAGCTGATACTGGTTGCCAGTTCAATGTGCTGATTTTTTCCATTCCATCCCTGTCTTTTAACTTTCAAGCCGCGTTTCATGTATTTAATGGCATCACCAAAATCAAATGTGGCAGTTCCTCCCAGGACGGGTGTGTTTTCTCCATTGGCCGGAACCCAATCCTCCGATAACACATTCTGCAATGTATATTCCACTCTTTGTGTTTCGCGAATATCAAGCCGCTGATTATCCTTTGTGTACATGACGACGGTTTCCTTCTTCGGGTCCCAGCACCAATACCCTCCCCAGGACGGGAGTTTCATTGGGATACCTTTTTTCATCTGATTCAGTGCGTCCAAAAAATTCATATATTTCCCTCTCTTTCCGTTGCGATATCGCAACAAATAAAATACCACCGGCC